CCTTTGCCGTCAGGCTGGCAAGCGCGACAGCGCCAGCCGAACCCAGCGTGACAACGCCCGTGGACAGGGCGGTGTCGGTGGCGCCGATCACATCAATCGTGAGGCTGGTCAGGTTGTTGAACGCAGCGACGATGGTGAAGACCACATACAGGTCATCGCCTTCGCCGATGTCACGGGCGACCGACAGGTCGAGCGTGTTGGTGGAAACGGCGGTCGCCGTGATCGCCTGCCCGGTGATGACGCCGGTGGCAGGGACGGTTCCCGAGAGAATCGAGTTGTTCTCAAGAATCATTGGGTGTACCTCTTTCTTGGTTGGATGTCAGGTTCAGCTGACGATCGCTTCGGTGTTGACGATGGCATCGACGCGACGCAGCGGGACGCCCAGGAACGACAGCCACGAATACGGCGTGCCGAACTGCGACAGGCCCTCGTTGACCTTCAGGACGTACTGGCTCTTGTCCATCGCCATGACCGACAGGCCGCTGTGGACGGTGCGGTTCATGTAGAACGCGGCACGACCCATCGACATGTTCGGGATGCGGTACATCGCGCGCGCCATCAGCTTGATGAGCGCGGTGCTGGCCGTGGCGGCCTGCGCGCCAGTCTGCGCGAACAGGACGCTCGGCTCGATGTTGCAGATGCGGACAACGTAGCGCCAGTCCTTCACGACCAGGCCGTTCTTCCACTGGTAGCGCGTGGCGTAAGCCTGCATGCGGTTCGCGACCGAGCCGTCCGTGGTGTACACGGTCTGCTCGCCGAGATCCTCATGGATGAGGCCAGCCTTGCTGCCCTTCGGGAACGGGCAGTACACGGTGTTGTCGCCCCACACGACCAGGTACACCGAGGTCAGCGAGCCATCGGTGGTGCCGCCAGCCGACAGCAGGTTCTGCGAGTTGCTGGACGAGGTCGAGGAGTAACGGGGGGCAAGACCGAGGAACTGCTTCGGGTCGGTGCCGGGGTTGCCGTAGAACAGCGTGGTGGCCTGCGCCTGGTTCATGGCCTCAAGGAACGCGGTGTCCTCCGACAGGCGGAACTGCGCCGTGTTGCCGTTGAGCATGGCGAGATCCTTGTCAACCTCGCTGCGGGCCTCAAGGATGCCGCAAGCCTCATCGACCTGCGCGGTCGTGGACTTGCTGCTGGGAATGCCCTGGTTGAGGGCGCGCCAGTAAACGGTCGGGAGGCCCGTGCGGATCACGACGCGCTCGCCGGTGGGCAGGTTGCCCTCCTTGAACACGCAGTCCTCAAGGACTTCGTTCGACTGCGAGAGGAGTTCCGCGATGATCGGGATGCGACCATCCGGATCGGTGCGCTTCGCCCAATCGGCGAGCGTCAGATTGCTGCTAGAAAGCGTTGCCATAGTGTGGCTCCTTTGTGAATGGGGTTAGGACTGGTTTGAGTAAAGTGCCGCCGCAGCGGCGTTGAAATCCTTGGGTGCAGGGCGACCCTGCGTGGTCCCAGCAGAACTGCCAACGTAGCGATCCTCGCTGATGGCCTTGCCGGCGCGGAACATGAACCGGATGATCTCCGGGTGATTTCCGAGTCCGGACTCATTGAGCAGCGAGCGCAGTTCAGGGGTTCCAAACGAGTCCAGCGCCTTCTTGGCGACGGACAGGTTCTCGGCGATCTTGTCGCCACCGAACTCCTTGTCAGCCTTCGATTGCTGCGTCCATTCTGCACGGACTGCCTCAATCTGTGCCAACTGCCTTTCCACCATCTTCGGGGACATGGTGTCGAGCAGTTTCTGCGCGGCATCCTGGGTGAGGTTCAGCTCGCGGGCAACCTCCGAAAACGTCGTTGCGAGTTCCGGGTCGAGGTCGCGGCCTTCGGGGGCCTTGAACTCGTACTTCTCCGGCGCGCCCTTGGGCTTCTCGGCTGCGGGCTTCTCGTCCGCAACCTTGTCGCCATCGGTCTTCGCCGGCTGGTCGCCCTCGGGCTTCGCAGCCTTGGTCGCATCCGCGACTTGCTGCTCCTGCTCCTTCGGTGCCTGCTGCGTGTTCCCATACAGCGCCTCGGCCGTCGCCGCGACACGGTCATGGGTGGGAGATGCCGGGATGCCGTTAGTTGGGGTTGCGGCTTCCGTCATCGTTGGGTCGGTCATTTGCCTGTTCCTTCATCATCACGGGGTAGTGTTCGGGACATAGCGCATGGATCTGCGCCAGCGTGCGAAGCCCGTAGTTCCTGTTGCCTTCCGCAAAAGCCATTGCCATTGCGTTGGTGTTGAACGACGAGCGGAACACGCCTGCCTGGTCCAGCAATCGCCACACAATGCGGCGACCGCGCTTGTTTCCCATCAGCCAACGGATGTCTGATTCCTCCGATTCCCGCTCCAGGCGACCGCGCAAGTCCTTGTCAGACCTGTCGCGATCCTGTGACTTGATGTCAAGCGGGTCGTAGTTGGTCATTTCAATAGAGTGCGACCATCAAGGTCGCGGTGGTGTTCGTCGAGTTGACGCGACGCAGGCGAACAGGGAGCAGCGTGCTGGCTGCAACGGTGAACTGCACGACATCACCATTGTCAAGGACACCAGCGACAACTCCTGCGCCACCAACCCACAACGCACGGCACAGACCCGTCAGGTTCACGGTGTCGCTCTTGGTCACGGTTTCCGCATAGTCGTAATTGATCGATGCGCTTGCGACTGCAATTCCAGTTGGTACTGCCATGTTTGTTCCTTTCGATCAGGACACCGCGACCTGATAGCCCTGAAGCGTGGTGACCTCGTTTGCGGTCGCCATCATCGTCTTGAACGCAAGCGTGAGATCGGTGGTGTAAGCAAGCGTCAGCGCCTGATATGCGGTCGTGGCGGTGCCGTGTCCCGTGGCTGCCGCCGGGCTGGTCACGACGGTTCCCGTGCCGCGCGCCCACGCGATCTTGTTCACGTTGACCGTGGTGGTCGTGGTCAGGTTGCCGCTGTTGTACAGGTCGCTCGCGCCGTAACTGACCGACAGCACCTTGTTGTTCGCGCTGGAGGTGATGCTGAACAGGCCATTCGCCTCGATGTTGCCGCCCGTGGTGAGCGTGTTGCCCTCCACGGTGAACGACGCAAGCGTGATGGTGTTCGTCGCAGCAGTCGAGCCAGCGGCGATGACCGCCGCGCTGCCGTACCACAACGTGCAGGTGTGCGTGCCGCTGCCGGCGCTGTCAAAGGTGAGGTCCGTGCCGCCAACCGTGCTGGCGACCGTGAACGAGTTCGCGCTCGTCACGCTCTTGACATAGAACACGCCGCCGCCCTGAAGTTGCGTCGGGAGCGTGCCGGTCGTGGTGAACTTGATCGCGTCACCAGCAACGCGACCATGCGCGGTGTAGTTCACGACGCCGGGGGTGCCGGCGGTGCAGGTGACCGTGCCAGCGACATACGGCAGGTTGATCGTGATCTTGGTTCCGCTGGTGTCAACATCAAGCGCCGTGACGGGGTACACGCCGCTGACACCGTTGCCGCCCGTCCAGGTCACATAGACGCCCGTGTTGATGGCGGGCGTGATGATCGCCGCCGTGGTCAGGCCGTGCGCACCCGTGCCGTTCAGTCGCACGTTGCCGCTGTTGGAGTCGTAACTGCCGACAGCGCCAAACGTCGAGGCGACCGCGGTTGCGCTGACGCCAGCGAACGAGGTGAACGTCTTCGGGCTGAAGCGGTTGACGGTGCCATCGGGGTTGATGACGCCGACCGGGTTGTTGGAAGCATCGAACGCGATCAGTCCGTTGCTGCCGCGAAGGGAGTAACTGATTGGCATGGTGTGTGTCCTTGTTAGGCGAGTCGGTTCAGCTTGTACAGCGCGCTGGCAAGCAGCGTCGCGATGCCGTCGATCTCGTTCTGAATGTGCGTTTCATTGCCCATTGCCGTGCGGGCAGTCTCGATGTACTCGTACAGCGACTGCACATCACCGACGCAATCGCCGCCGAGCGTGAACTGCCCGCCACGGAACGTGAGCGGAGTCCCGGTGCAGCCGATGTACGCCTCGGCGAGCGCGTCCACGGCGTCAGCCAGCTCGTTGTACATGTCGAGCGCCTTGTGCTTGGCAAACGAACCCGGACCCGTCACCATCAGGTGGTGCATGTGGATCACGGTCACGCCGTGCAGAAGGCGGGTGATGAACTCGGACGCCGCGCTGGCGTCGCCCTTGTCGCTCTCGTACAGAAGCGACGCGGCCTTGGGCTTGGCGTTGGGGTACATGCTCATGGTCAAACCTCGATGGGTGAAGGTGATCCGTAACCGGAGAACTGGTTCATCATGTCGGACAGCGCGTTGGGCTGCTGACCACCAGTCGGCGCCTGCGCCAGGTTGCGCACGGTCTGCGAGTTCTGCTGCATGGCCTGCGCCTGCGCCTGCGCCGCCTGCGCCTTGGCACGCGCATCGCGCACCACGGCGACCTGCTTGTCAGCGATGATGAGGCTGGGATCGACGCCGAGCATGTCGCTGTAGGCGTCCGCCCATTGATCCGCATCGAACTTGTCCAGCACGTCGGGCTTGAAGCGCGCGACCATGCCGAGGTTGCCGACGAACCTATCAACGCTGTTCGTGCCAATCGCGCGCTGCGCCTGCGCCAGCATGCTGACGAACTCAATCGACAGGTCCATGCCATGCAGTTCGGGTGGCGCCGGCGGCAGCGCGCCGATCTCAATCATGTGCTGGAATGTGATGTCAACCAGCGGATCCAGCAGTTCGTTGTGCAGGCGCTCGATGACGGGGCCAAGCATGAGCAGCTTCTCCTCATGCCGTTCCGCCACCTCGGTCGCGGTCATCCGCGTGTCCGTCGCGTTCGCCAGCATCAGGAACAGGTCGGCGTAGAACGCGCCACGGACGCGCTCGCGGCAATCCTGAATGTCCATCAGCAGGTGCTGGAGGTTCAGGTTTACGTCGAATGCCGTCCGGATGGGCGCCGTCGCGTTGTCCACGAAGGTGATTCCACCCGGAAGCGTGTCAACGTCCCTGTTCTTGTAGGCCGTCGGGATTTGCAGCGGCGGCTTTGTCTGGTAGTCGATGACCTGCGCCTTTCGCAACTGCTCATGCTGAAGCTGCTTGACATCGCCGAGCGCCTCCATGCCAGGACTGTTGCCATAAATGTCGCCGCCAGCCAGCGCCCAGCGCGGGACCACGCACGGGAATTGCCTGTAGCCGCCGACGCGCAGGAACTTGCCAGCCTCGCCACCGATCTCAAAGTAGTACGAACCCCACGGCATGTTCTTCGCGTCGCGCTTCGACATGTCGCGGTCAGCGCGCGGCTCGATTGCGTGGATGAGCGGGATCCATGTGTCGAGGCTTCCGCGCTCGTACATGTGCTTCACGCTGTTGGAGCAATTCTCCAGCCCGAACTCCTTGACAATCTCGCCCACCGTCTTCTCAAACTCGCGGTAAAGCGTGCAGACGCGACCCTGATAGTCGTGCGCAATGCAATACTCGCCAGTCGTGACCGGGTAGTGGTGGATGACGTTCTTGAAGTCGGGCAGCACAATCGAGCCGGCGGTGCCGAACGCACCCAGCTCCTCGTACATCTGATGCAGCGTGCGGTAGGTGTTGCTCTTCGCGAACACGACCAGCATGCGCTTGGTCACATCATCAAGCCACAACTTGACGGGCTGGTACTTGTTCAGGTCCGGGTCGGGCGTAGCCAGCCGAAACCACGGACGCGCGGGGCTGGTCGCGCCAGCCATCATGCCCGCGCCGAGCGTGCGCAGCGCGCGCGTACCCGTGTTGTCGTAGATGCTGTTGTGGCGGCGCCAACCCTTGTCGCGATCCTGCCTGAAATAACGACCGTTTCGCGGCAGCAGGAAGGTGGTGATCTCCTGCCAATGCGCCCACCAGGTCGCGCGCTCGCTCTTCAACTGACCCCACCGGGTGAACAGCCGGTCGCGCGTTGGCGCGTCGGGGTACGAGTTGGCGTCGCCTGTGTATTGGCTCATCGGTTAGCCGCCAAGCAGCGAGGATCCACCGAGCGAGGATGCCGCCGTGCTTGCGCCACCGGGACCAGTCAGCATCGTGCTGCTCGGTCCACCACCAGCGTTCGCCTGCGCGCTCGACATGATCGCGCCGACATCAGGCGAGCGGCGGTTGACAGCTGCCTCGCGCTGGCGGCTCGCCTCTTCCGAGGCGTTCGCGCGCGCCATTGCCTGGTTCTGCTGGCGCTGCTGCGCAGCCATCGCGGCCTTCTGCTGCTGGTTGCCAGCGATGCCGAGTCCAAGGGATGCGGCGCCACCAGCGGCGCCGGCAATCGCCGAAGTCGCCAGCGCACCAACGGTTGCAATCGCTTCCGCGCTCGCCGTGGCGGCGGCAGAACCAAGGATCGCGGCACCGAGACTAGAGAAGAATGGCATTAGCGTGTCTCCTTCGTGTAGGTTCGCTCGCTTTGTGCGTAGCCCATCCTGCGCAACATATTAGCAACGCGCTCCGATTCCCCATTATTCAGCGATGACATTGCAATGATTTGCGCACCGTGGTTGATTGCCCACGCTTCGTATTCCTTGACCAGCCTCACCGCGACCGTGGTGCCGCGCGCCTCGGGCTGCACCCACCATGCCAGTTCGGCGGCCATCACGGTGGACGGCGCGAACCACGGCGCGGTCAATGTTCCGACGAGCATGCCGACCACCCGACCGTCAATCTCGGCGACCAGCATTGCCACCGCATCACCCAGCGACACCAGGTCTGCCACCCGTTGCGCCAACTGCTCGTCCGTGATGGACATGAAGATCGGATGATTGCCGTACTGGATGAACTCGCGCGCCATCGCGACGAGCGCGGGCGTGTCCTCAATCGTTGCGTGGCGGATCATTTGTTCATCCTCGTATACGGGTCGTACTCGTCGGCTGTCCTGCGCACCAGCCGCTCGCGTACTTCGCGTGGCATCTGCTTGCGCACGGGATACGCAAACGTCAGCGCCAGCGCATCGGCGATGTCGGGCGACGCGCCACCCTGTAGCCGCTTCTTGATATCGTCCTTCGGCTCCAGCACCTTGCGCCCGACCTGGTCGAACCAGTAGATGGGCGTGGACAGTTCCGCCTTCAACGCCGTCACGTTGGGGATCGCGCCGCCCTGTGCCAGCCATTCGCGCATCGCCCACCACATCTCGGTGCGACGGTTCACGAACTGGTCGGGCTGCACAGCCTTGCCGCCGAATGGCACCTCGATTACGTCGTACTCCAATTGGCGCAACCTGTCGATCACACCAGCACCCGCGCCCGCGTCGATGAACACCGCGTCGGGATCGTGCTGCTCAATCAGGTTGGCGACGCGCGCAGCCAGCTCCATGTTGTCGATGCCGCGATAGACCTCGGGCGTGAACGCCTGCAACCCCCGCCGGCGGATCACCACGCTGCGGTCATCGCCGAATCGCGCCGGATCCACCCCGACGATGAGCGGGGTTTCCATCACATCCTTGTCTGTGTACACGCGCTGCGCCGCCGCCTCGACCTCGGACAGACCGATCAACTGATCGTCGCCGGCTGCGCTGAAGTCGCACAGGTATTCGCGAGCAAACGCCTGGTCAGGCATGTCGCGCTTCAGGCGCTCGACCTCGTCCGCCTCGATGGCGTGCGTGTCGTACACGGTGTAGCGCGCTGCGTGCCAATCCGGCAATCCCGTCGCACGGAAATACAGTTCGCTGAACAGGTTGAGGCCCGCCGGCGTGCCGATGAACATCGCCCAGCCACGGCGGTCGGACAACGCGGGCTGCACGATGTCGTTCCAAACCTCGGGCTTGATCTGCGCGACCTCGTCAATCACGACGCCGTCGAGCCGCACGCCGCGCATGGCATCCGGGTTGTCGCCGCCGAAGATGCGGATGGTCGATCCGTTGTGCCTGAAATGCACGGACAGGTCGCCCTCGTTGATGTCAACACCGCCCGATGACAGCAGCGGGATCAGTTTCTGTTTTAGACGCGCCCAGGCAATTGCCTTGCCCTGCTTTAGCAAGGGGGCGATGTACACAAACAACCCGAGTTCCCGCTGGCAACGCAATGCCTTGTCGATCAATTCCATCAGCGCCAGTTCCGTCTTGCCGGCGCGACGGTGCAGCGCCAGCACGGTGAACCGCCGCTTGCGCTGATGGCATTCGCGCTGCCACGGACGCGGGGAATAGTCAAGACCTATCGCTGTCATCAGGCGGCACTCCCGTCACCACGGAGATTGACACACCGCCGGAATGCTCGACAGCGGCGCGAGTCCCGTACTTGGCTGGGTTCCAGCAAGCGAGCAGCTTCAGGCGCGTGTCCACGCGAAGGCGATGCCATTGCACCGCACCCGGATCTATGCGCGTGTTCCCGGCTGCGTCCGTGTAAGTCATCGGCATCGACTCGGCAAGGCGCGCCGTGTCCTCGGCAATGACATCGCAGCCTCTATCGCGCGCGCGCGCGAGGCGTTCGGCAAATTGCTTGTCCTTCTCCGCCCAATCGTAAACCGTTGTCCTGCCTGCCTTGCCTGGAATCCTGCACCATTCCGTGAGCGGCTTGCCCTGTGCGATCCATTCGCAGACTTCGTCGGCGAGGGCGGCGGGGACAGGGGCAGGCGGTCGGCCGCGCTTGCGTGCGGGCGTTGCTACTTGGATCGCTTTTTCCGCAGGATCAGGTGCCACGGGGTTTTCCTCTTGGTGTCTGCCTTGTTGAACTCGCGCGCGACGGATTGCGGCACTCCGACCTTCTTGGCGAAGGCGGGGTTGTGGGCGGCGGCTGCCATGAGGCGCGCCTGTGCTTCGGACCTACTTGGCATCGTCATCATCCTCCATCTCGGTGTGGACTATGGCGGGCGTTCCTGTTCCGCGCCAGTTCCCTTCCAAGGTGGAGGCAATGTATTCCCGTGCATCGAGGTCGGACATCCCGAGTTTGCAGTAATGCGCGACGAGTTTGGAATAGTCGTAGGCGATGACAGCGACCTGTCCTGGTCGCCTGAACGTGCCGATGATGGCGGCTTCCGCTCCGGGGATCACAAGGGTGCGATCCATCACGGGTTCCTGCATGGGACCGTATCGGCTGCGCCTGCTCATGGGTCAATCCTTTGCGGGCGCACGGGCTGGGACCATGACGAGGTCGAAGCCGGCAAGCCTTGCCAATTGGATGGCGGTTTGCAGGGACGGCACGCGCTTGCCTGTTGCCTTGTCTGCGTCGGCGAGAAGGCATTCGGCGGAATGCACGGAACACAGGTCGCGGGCGTTCGCGAGGCGCACGAATGCGTACCGCGACACGTTGTGCTGCGCGAGCTGCTTGCGCATCGCGGCCTTCCATGCCGCAGGGGTGTCGAGTTGGGTGGGGGTACTACTCATGCGCGTAGGGTACGTCAATGCGGAGCGAATGCACTACACATGCGCGCGGTTGTGGTGTCTTTGCACCGCTTCAATAAACACAACCGCCCCGGCTCCGTCGTGGGGCCGAGGCGGGTGTGCATGCGGGTGGTGCGTTGTCAGTCTAACTCGACTGGCGCGTCCTGCATCCATGCAGGTACGTCGGACGCATACACACCGCGTGCGTTCATCGCGTTGATGCGGGCGAGGTTGACCATGCCGGCAGCGCGCGACAGGATGTCGGAAGCCTGGGTGAGGCGCTGGTCCTGCTGGAGCAGGTCGGCGGCACGGTGCGGGCTGGCGCCGGGGAGGCCGTTGCGGACGCACTCGCGGCGCCGCGCAATCGCGTACTGGACCTCGTCAAGTTGTGCGTTCGTGAATGTCACGGTGATGGTGATGGTGTCAATCATTGGAGTCCTTCGGGTCTTCGCCGCTTTCGATGGCGATGTCTGTGGCAACATCGGTCAACAGTTCCCAATGGCTTGAGGTTTCGTCGAGCGTCTGTTCATCACCGTCGATGAACGTGGTGACGCTTTCCAATTCGATCTCCGCGACCTCAAAGTAGCCAGTCAGGTATCCGGCCTCGGGTTCGGCTGGCTGCATTTCCCAGTACGCGACGAATTGCATGTTCACGGTGGTGCGGGGACCGAACGCCTGGACGAGCTGCGCCTGGAGTTTGGGCTGGTACTTCGCCCACCAGCAGGCGTCGAGGTTGTCGGTGCTGAACTCGACTTCGTGCTGGGTGTAGTGCCTG